TCATCTAAATCTTGGCACACGAGCAGGTCTCGACATCTTAGCATTACGATACCGCATTTGTGACTTTAGATTTTTCCGATTAGCACGCGAATTCATAACATCATTGACAGAGCCAGTAACTTCACTACCACCATGAAGAATCTCACCAGCTTTATCAAGGCCATAATCCAACATCACATTATCATGATATGCCGAGTTATAATCGAACAATCTACGCGCCTCGCGATAATTATATTCAGAACCACGAGAATTCCAATAAGCCGAATTAGCTTCATGCTTAGCAACATTCACATTAGCATAAGATAGCGAAGCACTCGCATCAGCGGCACGAGCTTCAGCAGCAGCCTTACCAATCATAGCACGCATATTGGCAGCACCAAACAATCGAACAAGATTATTATCCAAGTCAGCACCTTTTTTCTGCGAACCAAGAAGAGCAGCTTGTGCAGCATTCAACTGATTTTGGACACCTGGAGCTTTAATGCGCTCATCCCAAGTCAATATACCAATATCATTAGTCTGTTTTAACTGAGTTATCTGCTCATCAACCAACTCTATCTCCTTGCGGATCTTATCTTTATCAGCTTCAGTTTTGGCACTCTCAGCTAACTGCTTTTGCAACTCGGCCTTATTACGCTCCAACTCCGTAACATTACGAATGGTCTTCGTAACCGTATCGGCATTAACATTACGCGCATCAGCTTCATTCTTGGTAATTTCCGACTGTGCAGTAAGGCCTTGAATTAACGAAGAGGCAGCAGAAGCAGCACCATTAACAACACCGGAATAATCCGTAGGCTGTGTGGTAGCAACTGATTGCTGATTACCAGCATTAATTTGGCCGAGCATCATATAAGGGTTTAAACCAGCATTATTGAATCGACCTACTTGCGAACCAGGCGTATTATACGCATTAGCTCTCTCTACTAATTGCTGTTGTAACGCGTTATTCTTATCATTACTTCGCTTATTCATAACAGCACTTGTAACAGTACCAGCAGCGGCAATAATAGCAGGAATAGCAGCAGCAACAGCCGGAGCAATATGCTTACGATTATCGATTTGAGCGAGGCCGCAGCCTCGTTCAATCGAATTTAATCTATTAATATAAGACATAACTAACTAATTAAGTGGGTGAAGTACTTCCAGCAGCGGCACCATTCGGAGTAGGCTCATTCGGAGCAGGCTCATTCGGAGCAGGCTCATCAGGGAACAACTCTTCTGCAACAGCATCCAAGTAATCACGAACTTGCTGCAATTCAATCTCATTCTGATAGTGACGGCTTACAATGGTAGCACGTATCTGATCATCCGTATAGCCTTTGTTCGAACTATCATGAGGAACAGACGTAACCAACTGCGTGATGACATCTGCAATCTCACGAGGTACGTTCTTATCCAACAACCGGGTGATGATATTATCACGATGACCATTTGAAAGAACAGGGTTCAGTTTTTCGAACAACTCCGTAGCTTCCTTGTCAACAGTAACAATCGTAGACACAACAGGCGTAAAATCATTAATAACGTCTACCAGTCCTCTATTAATATAACAATTTTTCATAACACAAAAAATTAAATTACAAGCGTGGCAAGCCACTAACTGACATATCTGTAATGTAACTAACTGCAAAATGGGTCGTAATACGGAATGGGTCTGTTTTTTCCGTACCGTCAAAATTGACTTCAACAACGTCATTTGTACAAGCTGGGTCAACGAACAAGAAAGACGCAGGAACGCCATTATAATCGAATTTAACGGGAGGAATACCAAACGTCTGTCCGAATTTACGATTATTCAAACCCATATAATAGTTAAATGGAGTAGGGCGATGGATAGACAAAATCTGCATACTACGACCTACCTTGAATTCACCATGCAAATAATCAGCACCAGCTTTAAACTCATGATAACGAGGCTGCCAGCCGTAGACACGAGAAGTATCAAACATTGGGACAATACGACCTAAAACAGAACCACGGAACGCACTATAATCCAACGCTTTACCTTTATAGTCAACATCATACGCTTTCGCAACCTCATCCGCATGAGCACCATAATACTGACCTACGGAACCATCAACCTCAGGCAATCGATACTCTGAATTCTTAATCCAAGGAGGTAACAACCGAGAAAACTCGATAGGCTGCATACCGAGGTCTTCAGCCTCAGGAACAAAATAATCCTCGCGAGCAAATTTAGCATTAAACGCATCCAATCCGTCAGCGTCATACAACGAATTCGGAGAAAACCAAGACAAACACATCAACACGCCATGTTCTTTGGCGGTAAAGTTAATATGACCATCCTGTGAACTATCGATGTAACTACCTTGCTGACCAAAGTTCGTAGAACTATCCTTAGCAGTACCGTCAGCCGTAGCAATGACGGGACTAACTTCCAAGGCTTTATTAAAGCCACCAACATAGAAGCTTTCAGTCAAATCATCAGCTACATTCACACCATAATGCGCTAACATCTGTGCTTTATACGTCTTAGGCGCACGACTTGTAATCTGTTGCATCTTATCGAATGCAAACAAATTACGTAATTGGGCAGCAGACACAGTCGTGTAAACACCGTTACGATCTGACATAACAGCCGTGTCAGAAGAATTGGTCATATTATAAGACTTCATCGGAGTGCCATTCAACATTTCGCCAGATGTACCAACAAAAGTACGTATCGTGGAACTTACATCATCAACGAACAACGGCGATGGGTGAATATTACTCAACAAGTCCTTTTCATACTTCACATAACGAGGCGAAAAAATGTCTAATGCTCTATCGAGCGATGCAGAACTACTACTAAAAGAAAAAGTACATTTGCCATTATTGGGGTCTAACAAGTCATCAACGTTGTAAGAGCGAGGGTTGACCTTTTCATAGTTGGTGTCCAAAAAATGATCCTGATAAATTTTCTGATAGGCAAGCCAATAGAACAAATTAGCCTCATAATTCACCATATCAGCAGTAACAGCATTCACATTAACACTTTCTCCAACATACGGCATAGCACCATATTTCATCATATCACAGAAACGAACGTACGACGGCAACAAATCATAACCGAAAATATCAAATGCACCAGATGGCCGACGCAATATCTGACCAAACGGACGCTTAATATAATCAGCACCACCAGAAGCTACCAACTTTTCAACTTCCGACAACGGAACAGAACTACGAGTTCCAAAGCGTCCACCATCACCGGAATGATAATGAGTACCATTAATATTACTCATCGGCAAGCCAGCAGAAGTAACATTCAAAATCTTACTATCCGCTAACGAACCATCAGGCAACGGAATACCAGCAAAGCGACAGAACACTTCATAAGGCCTAAAAGATGGAGCCTTTAAACGAACACCATTAGCAAGTGCAACAGAACTCAACGCAGAACTCGTCAACGTGTTTTTGGGAACTAATCCGCTAAAAAACGCCTTAGAATAGGAGTACATAAGACGTGCCGGGACGAAATAAAACGCAAAATTTTGTTTCATTCCAAGGAACGGCCGACCTTGTAACGTCTGCGCCTGAACGATACTCGTAGTATCGACACTAACATTATCATGCGGATTTAAGAACATCTGCATGACAGGCAACAACATACCGGCAGGCTGCGAATAGATGTGCGTTTCTGAACGGTCAAAACCATTACGAGGACGCTGCGCAGGACCTACACCAATTTTAGGAACTTTAGACATAATAAAAAACTTTAATAAAACATATAAATTAATCTATTAAACTATCCAAGACATGTGCGTTTGCACGCTTACTTTTTGTATGTAATTTCAAATCATCTTTAATCTTATCAGCATATTTTTTAAAATGTGGTTGATTACACTCCAATAACTCTGCGATTTTCTTATCACGCCTAAAGCCTAAGCGATCATAAAACATAAAGATAGGAATATTATAACTATTAGCTATTCTATGATACTCGGGCATCTTCTCATCTACCATGCTAATATGCCGTGGCAATCGACGCAAGAAAGCGTCATCAATACAACACTGTACATCATACAACGTTACATCTACTGCATGATAATATTGATCGGCAGGCCATACGACAGTACGACATAACTTATCCATATATTGATATTGTTGGTACAACTGAAATTGCGCGTATTGATAGTGGAACCAATCTAACATCGTCATATAGTGGAGTGGGTGAGTGTCAAAATGTATGCACCAACGCAAGCAGGCACGAGCGGCAGCTATATCTGCAGCATGAAACCAGGAGTCTTCCTCATTATAGCTATCGCCTAACTCATTAATAGCACGGGTAGGGTATAGCTTCGTATTCTTTTTATACCAATCCAGACAAGCAAGAGAAGCAGCAGCGTCTACTTTTTCTTGTCCATCGACTCTTCTATATTTGATAAATCGCGTATATACACGTAATTTATCCATATCAGATATCGTGCTATACTGGTAACACTTTGGGAAATATCGACATACAACACTCGGGGGAACTGGGTAAACAACAGTCTGTTTTCCTTGCTTTGTAACAGTCTCATCACTTCGGAATATAGTTCGTTCAAGGTACATTCTTTGTACTTTTTCAGGACTATACGACTTATAGCCGATTGCTGGGCCTTTAGAAGCCAAACAGAATGGGCGGGCAAATTTGCTTTGTAGAACTTTTGGCAAATCAGTAAAGCTAGTAACATACGTTGTAACATAGCTGGCAGTTCCGCTATCAGCAGGTTGGACATTGATATTCCTTTGAGCGCACAGCGTCCAAGCCTTATATATACACCTTGTTGCGTATTGGTACGCCTTTTCATCGTCAAACCAAAAGAAACCATGGTAGTGGGGTCTAAAGGTGTGACTGCCATATTCGCTGCAAATGAAGTAGCGAACGACTTGTTTTGCTTTTGCTTTCTCTTTCTCATATATTTTTTTGTAATATTGATAAATATCAAAATATAAATTGTATGTTTCAGTATCTAAATCATCCAACCAGCTTTCAAAATCCTGCAATTTAGCATTGTAACCGAGCCAACGAGTGTACGAAAACAACTTGTCATAGAATTTCAAACGAGCATGGCGCAACAACAACGAATTCAAATAGTAACGGAAACGCTTCAAAAACTTTTGTACATCCAAACGTGAAGCCACTCCAAAAGAGTTAACAACGTCAAAACCGGACAAAGCAGGTATAACACGACCACAATTCGCATAATCAACGGACAATCTTTCCGAGTAAGAAGTTTCATCGCGGTCGGGAAACTTAAATCCTTTCGCATCATCGAGTATATAGCGTGGAGCGTCTTCAGCAGGTCGAGCAAATGGAACATGATTATTATCGTACGTGAGTGTGATAAGGGGCATAAAACGAAATGTATAAAATAGGGGAGAGGAAGAAAATCGTTATAATTGTTGATAGATAGAGAGTTACGCAGAAATATAGAGTTGAGGGATGGAAAAACGAAATGTTACATCGTGTTACATTTGTGTTACATTTGAAGGGGTTTTTGAACAGCGTTTGAAGCATGAATGTTACATGGGTGTTAATTAAGGGTTACACGGGGCGTTATTTTGGCCTTGACAGGTGGTTATTGCATGCATGTAAGGGGAGACGGCAGAGGTGATGAGAATAGCTCGTACAGACGACTAAAAAGCACGATAAAAAAGGAGTCGACTTGATAATGTTTACTCTTTTTTTTGTGCCTAATGATAAAAATATAATATATCGAAATATCGTATATAATAACTATTTTGTATATTTGCAACAGAAAATGGAGTAGATATGACAAAGGTTATACATGTACAGTTGATGGAAGGAAGGAGGAATTACTACTTTGGTTCGATACCTGCGATTTATAGCGTTTTGACGGCTGAGGAGATAGGCATTAAGCAATGCTCGTTGGAGCGCGTAGGGTTGAGTAAGGGAGGCGTAGTGCTGAACAAAAAGGCATGCATCAGGGCGGGAGAATTGATCCGCTCAAAAGCTAAGAAATGAGGGATTATTTGAACAGCTAAAACGCTGATTGAACGATAGTTGAACGGCTTCCAATACGTTTTTGAACGGTTGGAGGCCGTTTTTCGTGTTTTTGGGGGTAAAATGAGGGTGATTTTGGGGTGAAAAATGGGTTTGGGTGGACACTTGGGTGGACGATTGGGTGGACGATTGGGTGGACAGTGTAAAACGAAATGTATCGATTGGGTGGACATTAGGGTGGACACTTTTAACATAAAACTCATGGAATTAGCCCCCCTCACAATGACCGAAAATTATCGATTATGCGCGTTTTTGCTGTTTTTACCCCCTCCCTTATTCCAATGTTATAGGGTATATTACCACTTTTTTATAAGGCGATTTTTTACAGAACGCTGTATTTATCGGTATTTTTAGCTATATTTACGGCGTAAAATCATTAAAAAGTGTGCGCGCGGCGCATAAAGAGGTAAATATGAAATATAAGAATGTTGTAGAATTGATTGGTCATTGGGAACACCTTATGGGTAAGGAAGCTGCACTGAACAGGTTGCAATCAATGCGCGATTATGCAAGGCAATGCTTGAAAGCACATTCGCACGAAAAGTGTGCGGATGCATTTGATGACAATATGTGTTTGATTGAAGCTGTCATTGCAGAGGCTGAAGAGCTTTTGCTGTGATCTTCGCAGCTTTACTATTATACATGTAGCATCATTCGAGCCGGATAAAGCCGATGACGAGTGCGACGGAATAGATTTCGGACAGGGGGAGTTCAAAAGGGTCGTAAGCAGGGTTATCTGATACAATAAGGATGTGTTCTTTGTCTGAACCAGGTTTGATGCGTTTAAGGATTGCCCCTTGTGCCGTGTCGAGAACATAGGGGCGATTCCATTGGAAGAAGACCGATGTCATCGCTTCACGCTGGCATGCCACGATGTCTCCTGATTTATAGGTGGGGAGCATCGAGTCGCCATTGATAGTTATCAGGAAGTTTGCTGTTTTGAATTCAGGAACGATATAGTGCTCGCATTCATAATCAAAAGCTTGTATCTCTCCGCGCAGTGCCCCAGCCATGGCACTGAAAGGAATGAGGGGGATGCCTTGTTGCCCATCATCTACATGCTTTGTAGGATAGATGGCCACTGCAGGCCTTTGCTCGGCAATCGTAGGCTCACTCTCATCTGTGGCTTTGAGCATATCACCATTGCCTGTAAGAAGCCATTCTGCAGAATATTCGGGATAATTTTCAACGAGCGATTCTATCCATTTGGCTTGTATGTCTGTACCTTTTGCTATAGCTCGTGATAGAACCCCCTTGCTTGCACCTATTTTTTTCTCCAGCGCGCCGATAGTTATCCCTTCGTGCTTGGATAATTCCTGTATGCGTGATAAAATTTTACACATAAAATGAAAATTATCATCCAAAAAGTTTGGATGGTTGAAAATTATCGCTATCTTTGCAGCGTGTTAAGTTTATTAACAGCGCCCAAAAATACGAAAAAGGGGCGAGAGAAACAAACATTTAAGATTAAAGAATATGAACGAGAATCTTTTAGACAAGGTCAGCACTGAAAAAATAGAAGCGTTGGTTAATGCTTTAGATGCTGTGATTGGTGACATGCGCAGTGTTGAAGATAGTCAGCTTGTGCGGTTCCGAGACAATGCCTATTACACCTGCCTCTCGCTTACCGACATGATTTTAACAGCGCTCAAACGGCGTGTGAATGGTATTCAAGGTGAATAGATTGTAGGATGACAAAGCGAGTAGCACGGACTGCCGGGTCGCTCCCGCAGGGTTCGACTCCCTGTGCTCGCCCAAAGCAAATTATTAAAATCGACAGATATGGATAAGAAAATTTATGTGAGTAAGAGGGATGCGGCCCACCTGCGTAAAGTTTTCGGCTGCTCGAAGGTGATGGTGTGGAAGGCACTGAACTTCAAAAGCGACAGCGACCTTGCACAGAAGATACGCTACACAGCCCTCACGCAGCTGAACGGCATCCCCAACTGGAAACAGGAGGGGATGGAAACAACCCACGAGGAGGCCGAGCGTACAACAACACAAACATTTGGCGAGCGTGTGAAGTTAGTGTTCGACCGCAAGGATGGTACGACGAGTGTGTTTGTAGACGGTGTTGAAACCCGCAAGGAACAGAACCTGAACATTCCGGCTTTCATGGGTCTACAGCGTGAGGTTGAACTGATGGCGATGAGCCTGTAAGAGGAGGATATAATCTATGAAAATAGAAGTGAGAAGTTCAAGTGTCATTACTCTTCGAGTATGGCAGGGCAAAGTAGAGGTAGAGATTCGGGATAATCAACATAGAGCTCAACGCCATGGTAAATTCCTATCAATGAAGCAACTGATTCACAAAGTTTTGAGACATGTGGGATGGTCTTCAATCTCAAATAACGGTAGAAATAAAACTCGTCTACACATATCTTGTCCATCATCCCAAATTGATTGTAAGCCTTCTTCACACCCGGATTATAGTAATATTCGGGTTTCCAAAGGTCGAGGAAGTGTTTCAATTGAGTTTGAAGAATATCAAGACGATCTGCTATCGGGTCTTGACCCGAATAAGTTATAGTCAACTTACAAATAAAGAGTATTTTTTCCATTGCGGTTTTTCCGCAAAGTTAGTAAAAATAATAGAGGGATGGAATATTTCAATAAGATATTGTGCGTAACCTACGCAGAATTAGCGGGAGGCGGCGAGGCTATTATCAAAGGCGACACATTGTTGAAGAATGTCACTCGTGGTAATATCGTCAGCGTACACCGTGGCGGTGGCGAAGGCGGTCAGGCACTCTACGCATGGAGTTCCATTCCTCAAAAATATAAGGAGCGCTATATGGAACGTTACGGCGACCCCGAGCAGCGCATGAAGGAAGCGATGATGCGCGACCGCATCAAGCTTGACGGCGAGGCACGTGAGTTCTTTGAGAACTTCACCTACGAGAAAAATGGCAAACAGGAACATCTCACGGAGAAACTCATAGAGGAGTACACCATCAACGCCAGCGTACTGAAAGAGCTGTTGAAGATGATGGCACAACGTCAGGCCATCCGTCAGAGTCTGAATGCCAGCACAGGCGGAGCCTGGGAGGTAATCTATCAGAGTTCTGAAGCTATGCGTGAAGAGTATCAGCACACCCTTCCACAGAATGAAGCACGACTGAAGGCAAAGATTAAGGCTTTCAAGGCAGATGGCTACAAGAGCCTTATCAGCGGTAAGGTTGGAAACAAGAACACGCAGAAGATTACTGACGAGTTCGGACAGCTGCTCATTGCACTGAAGCGTTGCAGAGTTCCAGTCTACACCGATGCGCAGCTCTTTGAAGAGGCAAACAGACAGGCAGAAGCAAACGGCTGGAAGCCCCTAAAGAGCCTTAGCGGTATGAAACGATGGTTGAATAGTGCTGCGATTGAGTCACTATGGTATGATGCTGTATATGGTGAGCAGGCCGCACGACAGAAGTTCGGACGTAAGCACCGCACAGCCTTGCCCGTGAAGCGCGATGCCTTGTGGTATGGCGACGGCACGAAGCTCAACCTGTATTACAGGGACGAGGACGGTAAGGTGCGGACCACGCAGGTCTATGTGGTCATTGATGCGATGAGCGAGGTCATGCTTGGCTGGCACATCAGCGACAGTGAGGACTACGAGGCGCAATATCTCGCTTACCGCATGGCCATTCAAACCAGCAAGCACAAGCCTTATGAGATTGTGCACGACAACCAGGGCGGACACAAGAAGCTTGATGCCGACGGACTGTTTAAGAAGCTTTGTCACGTGCATCGCACCACGCAGCCCTACAACGGCGAGTCGAAAACCATTGAGGCGGTGTTCGGTCGGTTCCAACAACAAGTGCTGCATAAGGATTGGCGTTTCACGGGGCAGAATATCACCGCAAAGAAGATGTCGAGCCGTCCGAACCTTGAATTCATTGAGGCAAATAAGGATGCCCTCTATACATTAGAGGAACTGCAAGATGCTTATGCAAAGGCTACGAAGGAGTGGAACGAAATGGCGCATCCTGCATACGGCAAGAGCCGGCAGGAAGCCTACGACAACAGCGTGAATGAGGAAACACAACCTGTCACGGCCCACGATATGGTGGATATGTTTTGGGTGACAGCTAAGCGCATGAGCACCTTCACCGACCAAGGCATCAGCGTCACCATCAAAAAGCAGAAACGGCAATACGAAGTGATGAGCTGCCCCGGCGTGCCCGACCACGAATGGCGCCGCCAACACACCTACGAGCGGTTTGTTGTCAAGTATGATCCTTACGACTTCGGAAGCGTCCGACTCTATAAAAAGGAAGCTGACGGCAGTCTGAGGTTTGAACGAGTAGCCGAACCTTATGTTGTGATACATCGTGCGATACAGGAGCAGACCACAGGCGAAGCTGCCTTTATCCGTCAAGAACAGACAGCCAACACCACAGACCGCATTGAGCGCACCATCGCCGGACGTGAGATTGAAAAGGCTCACGGCGTAATGCCGGAGCAGCACGGTCTGCATAGCCCGAAGCCTAAAGGTATGACGGCAGCTGAACGCCGACAGATAGAACGGCGCACAGGAATTTACAGCCAAGTGCCTGAAGAGTATAAGATAGGCCGAAAAACCAAGCAAGTGAGCCTTGAAGACTGGGCACAGGTTGAGACAGCAGTGGTCGACATGGCTTCGGTAGCAGGAAAGTATTGAAAAGTAAAATTGTAAAAATAAAGAAATTATGAAACTAACAACAAACGAGAAGGGACAAATCCAAGAGTGTTTGCGGCTATACGTCAGCAAATATCCCAGTCAGAACAAGGCAGCACAGAGCCTCACGGGCACGAGCAGTGCCACGGTGAGCAGCATTCTGCAAGGCAAGTGGGAAAACATCAGCGACGAGATGTGGCGCAATCTCGCATCGCAACTCGGCACCACGGCCGCCACCGACTGGCAGGTGGTTGAGACAAAGGCCTTTCAGGAAATGACCCTCGTCATGCAAGATGCCCAAGCTGTGAAGAATGTCACGTGGATCGTGGGCGAGGCTGGCTGCGGCAAAACCACCACAGCGCGCCTCTATGCTACCGAAAACAGCGAGGTGTTCTACATCTTGTGCTCTGAAGACATGAAGAAGAGCGACTTCATTCGCGAGATTGCACGCCGCATCGGTCAGCGCACCGAGGGCTACAGCATCAGAGAGTTGCTCGACCGCATCATCGACGACCTCATTCAGATGCAAGCACCGCTGCTGCTTTTCGACGAAGCCGACAAGTTGCCCGAGCGCGTGTTTCATTATTTCATCGACCTTTACAACCGCTTGGAGGACAAATGTGGCATCGTCTTCCTGTCCACCAGCTACATCAAGCGGCGCATGACGATGGGGCTACGCTACAACAAATGCGGTTACAACGAGATTCACTCTCGCATCGGCCGCAAGTTCTACGAATTGGAACCCACCGCTCCCCACGATGTCTATGCCGTATGCATGGCCAACGGTGTGACCGACAAAAGTCGCATCTCAGAGGTTGTAAAAGATGCCGAGGCGTATGATTTCGACCTGCGCCGCGTGAAGAAAAATATCCATCGCGTAAAAGTGATGCAAGCGCAAACAGCAGTCAAGTAGCGTTAAAACAATAATAGAACAGTAATCAAATGGCAAGCGGAACAAAAGATGCAGCACAGGTGATTGCCGAACTCACGGCCACGAATGCCGAGCTTCGCGATAAAATAAAGGAGCTTGAGAAATCGCTGTGGCGGCGCGACCATCCTGTGCTGCGTCGTGCGCTAAGTGTCAACGACGTCATGCGCATGAAGAAAGAAACCTATCCCTTAGAAGGGGCATGGGAAGAGGCCTTCGGTCGCCCCGAGAAAAATGGCGTGTGGTTTGTGTGGGGCAACAGCGGCAATGGCAAGACGAGTTTCATGTTGCAGCTCTGCAAAGCATTGTCGCACTTCGGCCGTGTGGCCTACGACAGCTTGGAAGAGGGCGCATCGCTGACGATGAAGAATGCCCTGATGACGGCTGGTATGCAGGACGTGGCGCGTCGCTTCGTGTTGCTCGACCGCGAGAACATGCAGCTGCTGTCGGCACGCCTCGGCAAGCATAAAAGTCCCGACATCGTGGTCATCGACAGCTTTCAGTACACCAAAATGAGCTTCAAAGACTACGAGGCATTCAAAGAGCGGCACGCCAACAAACTGCTCATCTTCGTCAGTCAGGCCGATGGCAACAAGCCCGCTGGGCGCACGGCTGTGAGCGTGATGTATGATGCGAGCCTAAAGATATTCGTCAGTGGGTTTCGCGCCATCAGCAAGGGACGCTATTTTGGCAACAAAGGCTACTTCACCATTTGGGAAGAGCGTGCAAAGGTATATTGGGGAGAAGAGCAAAAAGAAAAATAGTATGGCAAACAAGCGAGACAACCTACTCTATAGGTTACGGAAGAAGGGCGTTCGGGCCAACACGCGCGAGCACACCATCTTCTTCGGCATGGGCGGCGAGCCGTTCGAGATAAGGCAGATAAGGCGACTGTGCCGTGAGTTTCATTTCAATGTGCAATTAGTAATTGAGTAAAAAATATGAGCAAGGAAAGACGGATAAAGAAAGTATATATCGCAGGAAAGATAGGTGAGGATATTCTTAGTGATACAACTCGCAAGAAATTTGCAGAGGCTGAAGCGTGGTTGAAAGCAAAAGGATATAAAGTGTTTAATCCGACTCAAAGCGGACTTGGCACCATGGCAGAGAACTACGCAAAGGCATGTGGCACGAACTTCTATGAAGAGATACTTCTTCTTGACATTATGCAACTGAAA